ATGAAGAAAGTTATTTTAGGCGCTGTTTTATTCACCCTAAGCGGCTCGGTTTTATCTTCTTCTTTGCAGGATCAGCTTGCGGCGGTAGCCCAGGCTGAACAGCAAGGAAAAAATGAAGAAAACAGACAGCGTGATGCTCTGCAAGCCAAACGAGATCAAGAGGCTCAACAGGAAAGACAAAGGCAAGCCAATGCGGCAGCGGTTGCTAAGCAGCGAGCAAAAGCGGCAGAAGCTGAACGGAAAGCACGGCAAGCAAAATTGGCAGCGGAAGCCGCGCAAGATAAAGCGCGCGATCAAAGCTACGAAGATGAGCTTCGTCGTTTAGAAATTCAGAAACAAAAACTGGCGCTGGCCAGGGAAGAGGCCCGGGTAAAAAGAGAAAATGAATTCATCGATCAAGAGCTGAAAAGTAAAGCTGCCCAGACAGATGTTATTCAATCTCATGCTGATGCAAACAGAAATCTATCTGAAGGCGGTCGCGATCTGCTGCAAAGCGAAGGTAAAGCCCGTGAGGAAAAGGCAAGCGGCTGGTTTAACTGATTTCGCTAATCATTTATGTGTATTAGCTCAGATTTGACCTGACATAGCTATGGCACAGACCTAAACCTAATCTGACAGGCAGGTCTGTGCCAATAGCGGACGTTGTTAACTTTGGCCCATATCCATCAATGGACGCAGGTCAATCTATACGCTAATTGTTTTGCGCTTAAGTTCTGAACTATAGTGCCGATAGTAAAATTAAGTACTTTTGCCTTAAGGAAGCAAGGTTTGAAAGATTTTTCAAAATACTCAAAAGCGTTAGGGATGGCTAAGTTCTATGTTTATGCATTTTATGACACTGAAGATGCAGCTAAGAAGCCGTTTTATATAGGCAAAGGCAAGTCAGAACGCTGCCTTGATCATATAAAGTATAATGATGACTCTCCGAAATCAGAACGAATTAATCATCTGTTAAAAACAGGAAATCTGGGTATCGACATACTACGCCATGGCATGGATGAGGCAACCGCGAAGCTTGTTGAAGCAACATGTATTGATCTCTTGGGTGTTGGAGAACTGACCAACAAAGTACGAGGAAGCAGCTCCCTTATGGGGCGAATCACGCTGGATGAGCTCAATCATCTTCTTCTTAAGCAAGAGACGGAAATCGCACCTGAACATGCCGGGCTCGCTTTTTTGCTAAACAGCACCTACAAGTCTGGCATGAGTGCACTTGCATTATATGAAGCTACGCGTGGCGTCTGGGCAAAAGTACCAAAAGATGAAAACCTACAATTTGCATACGCCACCTACGGCGGTTTGGTGATGGAAGTTTACGAGATACAGTGCTGGTTGAAGGCAGGCTCTCAGCAATACTTTACCCGGGAATTGGTCATCCCCCCCGAAACCAACCGTTCAGAATTTGTTGGACGAATCGCATCACCAGAAATCAGAGAATTATACGTAGGCAAGCTAATCAAAAAATCGCGTAGTCATGGTAGCCCTTTCGTAAAAGTCGGGCTGGCGGAATAAACTGACCTGCTTCCCGTTGATTAATACACCTCAATGCTAGTCATGTTGTTGAGGCTACCAATGTCCGCACCTCGCTCGAAGCCGACTGTCAGATTTGATTGTGTGCTGCCAGTGAAACCCACTATTGTGTCAATGCAGTGCTTTGCCGCCAGAAGCTGTGCACTACACAGAAAACTCATCTATGCACATAAATAAAAACCCTCTGCAAAAGCAGAGGGTTAAATTCATTTTTACCTGTTCATGTAAACACAGGAAGGATTATCGGCTTATTCCCACTCAATTATTTACGGATAACATAAGTAATTAACTGACAACAACTTTTAATAAAAAAAATTTCTCATACCGTTTTATATACCGTCACCGGAAATCAGTGTCCCGATTTCTGATTCTTCAGTGAGTCGTATTGCTGCTCGCAGGATTCTCCTGCAATCCGATACTTTTCAGCCTCAGCTGCTGTTGCGTTGTAAACTCGGTTGCTTTCTTCAAGCATGTCGGCGAGCACACCGATGACCTTGCTGGCTGGCGTGCCAGTGGGGAAATATCCGGTATAGTGTTCGGCGAGTCGCTTGGTTTTGTCAAGCTCGGAGCGCAGGCTGTCAGCAGCGGAATTAGCATGCTCAGCATCAGCACGCGCCACATCGATACGGGATTGTGCTTCACGTTCAATTTGTGTTTTCTCCTGATCGCGTTGTGCCCTGGCCTTATCATCAGCCTGTTTCTGATCTGCCTTTGCCTGCGCATACCCAGCGTCGTACTGCCGGTCACCGTGGACATTCCAGGTAACCACCGCAGTGACAACAAGAGCAGCAAGCATCAGCACTACAACCAATTGTTTCCAGTACGCTTTGACGAATGCCCAGATCATAACAGCGCCTTACGGGCAGCACCGTAACGCGCGCGCCGGTCGTCGATACCGTTCTGGCCGCCATTAATGATCTGCGTGACGCGAACCAAATAGCCGGTATATTTCATGCAGCCTTTGGTGGCGAAGAACCACGCCGCGCTTCGGGCAGCGTATTCATCCTGCGCCAGCAGTTCAGGCTGCGCTACCAGATCAACCTTCAGACCGTTACCGCAATCCCGGTAGTTGTTCAGACCGGTGATCTGAATAAGCCCGCGCCCACGGTAATTCCATCCGTCGCTAGGACCATTGTTACCCATGCGCTTGCTGTACACCAAATTAGCGATCGCGCGCTGGCGTTCCAGAGGAAGGGATTTCTCATATGTTTTGCGGCCCAGCGCGCTGGCCTGGTCTGGAGTGATACGCCCAGCGCGGATAAACCCAGACAGCCCGTTAACGCTGTAGTTGAAGTTTTCCTGCCACCGGGTAAACCCTCCAGACTCATGCCCGACCTGCGCAATAAACATGGCCTGGTCATCAGGTTTAGTAATGCCAAATTCATTCATGGCTGAGGTGATATGTGGGTACCAGCGCGAAGCCAGTTGCTCTGTAATACCGGCAGCGCGCCGGAACTGGTTAATGTCCATGTTGAGACCTCGATATCTTGAATATCTGCACGACGTTACCGCGCGTCTTCAGAACGGCGGCAAGCATGACAGCATTGATGATGACCTCTGATAAATCAGCGGCCATTGGTGTGTGATACCAGATTGCATATGCGGCGCGGACGGGGATGCTGGCTGATGCCACGATAAGGAAGTAGGCTATCCACCCACCCCACCGGCGGTGTTGCGATCCATTACGCCGGAAGGTTCCGACGCGGATTGCTATCGCAGAACAGATAACCGCATTGGCAATCAGTAAAAGCAGCTCATGAGTTGTCATCGTCTTTTCTCCCCGAGATTAAATCGCGTGGATTGTCTGAACGGTGATAGAGCCAGATACCAATACGTACAGCGACGATTGCCGACACGAACGCGCCAGCAGAGAAGACGATCCCTTTCTCGAATGAATCCTGCGTGATAGTTGGGATCAGGCTGGCTACGCCGATAAGGATTGATGCTGTTGGTTTGTAGAAGAGAAGCCCACAGAGAAAGCTGAGCATCGACAGGAGAACCCGGCGGCGTATTGGATACTCAACGGCTGAGGTAATAAATATTACTGCGCCTGATAAAGCTCCAAGAGCCACCTCTGGAGGGACTCCTGCGATAACCGCAGCCAGAGAACCCATGCTAAGCCACTGATTTAAAGACTCACTGGTTAGCTGAGCTGACATAGTGACCACCGTTTACTGTGCATAACTAACCCCCTTAGTTGGTGAGTTCATCATACACAATAAACCACATATGGAATGATGCAATCTATAAACATGGCGAGAAAATTACCCATATGGTAAAATTGTAGAAATGAAAATGCGCACCATCACAGGACTACGTAATGAAGATAGTAATTAATATTTTATTTTTATTTATTTCTTCTCATTTTATTGTGTATTTCGTTGCAGGGAAAGATGACGTTACATCAAATTTAATAGCTGCCATTGAGATAGTTTCAATAATGGCATTTATATATTCAAAAATAAAATCAGAGCATGAAGAAAAGCAAAGTAATGCAAAATTACAGAAACGTTGCGAATATTCGGAATAAAAATGCAAGAGATTAATTTTAAAAGCCAATTTATCACATCAAGATCGAGGATAATTTCTCATTTAATCGGTCTTTCTATGGTTTCTATTTTTTTGCCAATAAAAATATACCCAGTGGTATTCGCAATTTCTTTGCTTATGATGTTGTATAGGATATCACTGAAATTTTATGTTTTTTCTTTTTTTGCATCATTGATACTATTGTTAATTATTTTCACCTCTACGTATACAATTCAGGATGATGACACAGTCACGGAAATCATAAAATCAATATTAGGAATCTCATTCTTAATTATATCAAGTATATTTAGCTATGAAAAAACAAATAGTATTGACATGCTGAAAATAATACACAGATATATTAGTGCTATTATTTTATTTTGTTTTATACAAGTTGTTTTTTTACACATACAGTCCGGAGGGTATGGGTTAACTGCCAGTAACTCATATACAGCTAGCTTTATATTTGACAGCGACTACGCACTTTTTGGCGGAAATGATAAAAACATGTTCGGCGCAAAAGTCGCTTTATTCGGTATATTGCAATACATACTACATAAAACAATTTATAAAAAAGGAGCAGCGATATGGATGCTAATAGTATTAATTACTGGCTTCTTAAGTATGTCACGGACACCGGTGGCATTCCTTATAGCTATACTTGCACTTTATAAAATAACATCAAGCCGTGGCGTTGCTATGAAAATGGTTGCTGCGTTTTTTGTAATAACTGCTTTGGCTATCGCTTCACCTTATATATTTGACTACCTAAGATTGTCTTCTATAAATCAAGGCCAACTTTCTGATGGTATGTCAATAAGGATATTATACTGGATCGCTGTGATTTCAAACACTGATGTTATAGGACTGTTTGGTAATGGATTATTATCAGCGAGAGATTTTCTTCCAAAATACAGCGCATATTATAATGGTGAACCAAATGTCCATAATCTATATTTAAATACTTATTTGGATTTAGGTGCGATTGGCGCTGCATTTTATATAGCAATGATAATTTCTCTTTTCATATATCTTAAAAACCTTAATCCACAACTAGCTTTTGTATTTATTGCATCATCATTTGTGATGTCTTGCACATTATATACCGCGTATGACATAGAAATGTGGTGTTTCCTTTCTTTATCTGTTGTGATCTCGAGATTAATCAGAACGTCAAGATAAAAAATCTGGTGGGTGTAATAGCCCACCAGATACAATGTGAATTACCCACCCCACCCCTTCGACTTAATAAACTGAGCAATAAAATCAGCGTTTACTTTTGCACCTATATACAAGCCATTTGGCTGTAGTGTTTCAGATGGGTGCAGGTTATCTTCTCGCAGAGAGCGAGGGGTTATACCGTTTGCAATATCAGTTACATCTCCTGCATAGGCTGGGTTATATTTGCTTTTAAAGTTCTGCAATAAATCAACGCCGCTAATTTGGCAATAGTTATCTGGAAAATCGGCTTTCAGGTTGTTATTGAGAGCTGCTAAATTTGTAGCTCCAGTAGTTCCCGTTGTCTCCGTATCATAAGGAAACTCAGGGCAAATAACAAAGCGCTGAGTATGCATATTAGCAACCATGGTATGCAACTCTGACACATATCTAGTATAGTCAGTTGAGTTACGACCGCCCCAAACGATATAGATATCATCCCTATGCAGAGAGTGCTTTCGCCCTGCTGGGATAGTATTTGTATTAAATCTTGTATACGGCCGCATAGCAAATGTTGCAGTTGTTGACACACTTACCGCACTACCAGCAGAATCACGCGTGAATACAAGCTGAGTCTCACCAGTTCCCGCGTTTACCAGCGTTGTTGAAAATGTACCGTCGATACCTCCAAAGATACATTTCCCCGTAGCGCCGTTCCAGAATATACCTACTTCCGTAGGCGTAAGAGCTACTGAACCAGACGCAGGTATTGACCCGCCTACAGGCGCATATTGTCGTGTTATTGCCTCTTGCGACATGGCAACTTCAACATCACTAGCCCCGCCCCTGGCGAAGTTGTATATATCGGTACCAAGCAGCCGGTTCAACTCTGTGCTCATAACATCACTGGTACAGAAGCTATGCCCAACCACGGTAACTGAACGGCTAAAGTTATATGGCTCTATTTCAATATCGCCAACCATACGTAGATCTGAATTAGACATAAAATACTCTAGTAAATCATCTTTAGATAATCCATCAGCCAGTCTGTATACACGCAATTGGTCCGCGCTATCACCGATATTTACGTACGGCTGCGCCCGTTGCATTGTAGTATTCAGGTTGTTATAGAATTCCGTTCGTACGTTGTGATGGCGAACACTAGTACCACTAAGCCCCGGTATATACCCGATTGTCAGGCTGCCGCTTGGGGATGAGACAGACTGGGCAGAGATAGACAAACTTAGGCTAAACACATTTCCGTTAGCGGTTAACTTGCCAGAACTGTTACCCAGTGTCACACCTGACCCGCCTATGAGTTGCGGTGTGAATGCGAACTCAGTAGGGATATCGATATTATTAACAGCATATAGTTCTGGATTTGGAATATATGCCTCCCCTATAGGGGACAACACATTATCCCGTACCTGGTTTCCTCTGGCGGTGTCTGTAATATTTAACGTAAAACCGCTGATCTGATCATCAGATTCCAAGGTCTTACACCGGTTACCGTTTACCTGATTACCGGTTGGCGCTGCTTTTTCACCGCCGTCTGCTAACGTCAGGCACACGCAGGCATCAAAATTCCCAGCGAACATAGACCGATAATCATCAGTAAACCAGGAGTTATTGTTATTTATTATGCTATCCCGAACGCCAGCTAACCATATGTTAGCTGCTCGGTTGTTATGCACTATGTTGTCGGTGATTATATTTTCATAAACATCACTATTAGCAAGACGCTGTACAACCCCAAAATCTATACCGCGATTCCAGTTTCCATGTATGTGGTTATTAGTAATCCTGTTCTTGGCGAAAATACCCCCGTTGCCACCAGCATAGATACCGCTCTGACCATTATCCTCAAACTCATTACCATCAATCAGATATCCGGTTGCAACGCCAAGCCATTCACCGCCGCCAACAATACCATCCCAGTAGTTACTGGTATCGTCCCACGGCTTGGCTTCAGAAGACATCCGGTAATGGTTACTCACATAGTTTCCGAGTACCCAACCGTCTTTCCCTTCGAGAGATATGCCGAATTTATTATACTCTACCCGGCACTTACTGATGGTATTTCGCGTACCATAGTCCCGGATGCCAACACCGCTCCCATCTGCATTAGAGGTATGTAACCCTTTAGCGAAGAAACCATTGATAGAGACATTATCTAAAACACAATCATTCCCATTAAGCAGGACGCCATCTTGTCTTATAGTGGAACTACTTGGTTGATTTAAACCACGAATAAAACCACCATTCCAGCAAATATTATCTCCATTAAAAATAACAGCAGCATGCCCGGCTGGAGCGGATGATACAATCCCGCACTGCTCATTCATGGCAAATACACATAGCGGTGATGAAATTGAAAGACTGTCAGAGACCGAAAAACTTTTATTGATGCATAAAACTGCATTTTTTCCCTCGCAGTGGGTAATGGCGCTTTGAAGCGCAGTCGTTGCATCGCTAGTCCCATCGGTTGGTGCATAAAATGGGGCGTCAGTTGGATAAACAACGTTTTGAAGCTTTTCACCAACCATCCCTGGGTTGTAATTATTGCTGTGTGAGAATCCGACTAAACCAGACCCAGATGGTTTAGCAAGTTCGATCAATACATCTGATGCTGAGCCAGATTGCGGGATGATAACAATTGCATTTCCATTACTATCAAAAGCAGGGATTTTGTTAGCCCGATCCAGCGATGATGGTAGAGTGTTTATTTTCTCAGGAACTCTAAGCGTTCTACTAAAAAGATTATCCGCATAGGAATTATTACCTTCACTAAGGTTATCAACATAATTTTTCGTTGCGGCGTCCTGAGGCCGAGACGGGTCGCGAAGATTGCGGATGTAGTTGCCAAGTGCATCATAGTAGTTGGCGACAAATGATGGCTTACGCAGGGCCAGACTTAACCAACTGCGCACCTGCTGAATCAGCATAGTCAGTTTATCAAAAGCATCTTCATGAACTTCAGCGAAAAATTTACCCTGGTTGCGCAGATCAGTTTCCTGAGTAACAGGAAGTTCACGTGATATAGAAATCTGATAACCATTGGCAAGAGGAGCAGATAAAACAACATTTCCTCCAGTGTAACCGCCGGCACCCGTAACGGTGTAATCAGTGTCAAGAATCAGCTCTGTGATGTTCTCGTTCAGGTCAACAACCTGCACAACCAGATCAGACTTCTTAAAAATTCGGAAGGTATAAGGGAATGAAGTCGTGACCCCGTTCCCGATGTAGTCGTTATGGTCAACTTCGGTTGAGACCGTCATGTAATTATCTCCAGGTTGCTTATGCGCCCGGCGCGCATGCACTCTGAATCATTGTATTACCTTAAAAACCTTATATGAACCGAATGAGGAATGAACACATACTTTATTACCTTACAGGTAATTTACATTTCGTGCTGGATAGTCAGTAAATCTTCTGCTACTGTATGTTTATACAGTGATTGCATGGAGAAGAAGAGATGCAACGGCAGTATCACCATCCGCTGGAAGAAGGATTTGAAGAAAGAATACACACGCCGGTAGGCGTTAGATCCCTGGTGGAGGACTCGCATCTGATGAAGTTGCTGCGGGAACTCGATAAAGACGGCTTCAACGTTGACGGGCCGCTGGCTGAATTGGTTGCGCTTGTAAATTACGTTACAAGTTCTCAAATGACCATGCAGGATCTGCAAACGCATCTCGATTACTGTGCCGAACAGCTACGCAAGCAAACCACTTAATGAAAAAGAAAAGGCCGCTATTGCGGCCTTGTGACATGTCACAACAGTGGCAATTTAAACACTATTGCAGCAAGTATGACGAATGTCGAAAAGTAAACGACCTTAGAAGAAGTTTCGCCTAACCATCCTTTCTTAATGGCGAAGATGATCGCCAATACACACGCAGTACCAGCAACCACGACTACGGCAAACCAGAACATAATCAACCCAATATTTGTTAAGATTTCCATCATTGTCCTACCGCCTTTCCTAGATCTGGTGCCCGACGAGGTGTTGTTGAACCAGGCTCCCACCAGCTCGTTGTGTTGAACTCCCGCTGTGCTCGGTCTCTTACCCTATCGTTGTAGCCAGGGTTTGCCATCTCCTGAAGCTGTTGCAGGATAAGGTGATTTGTTATTGCTTTGGCATACCAGAGGTTAGCGAATGGTGTGATCATGCGAGCGGTCTTAAGGGCATCAGCACCAAAAGATGTTTCTTCTCCTTGTAGCGCCTTCTGCGGGTTCGTGATCAGTAACTTGGTTAACTGCTCTGCAAAACTCAGAACCGGTCCGCCGATAGTAGCCGCGATACTCGAACCATATTGCGTATGATCCTGGAATAAAAAGTCACCGTAAATACCGAATGAGCCACCTTTCAGCAAAGCCTGCACCCATGTCGTAGGTTTCGTCATGTCAAGTGGGTCATTTCCAGTCAACAGACTATTCATCTGGTTAGCGAACATCCCAGCCAGTGTCGTTCCAGCAATATACGAAGCAAGGAATTTAATAGCAGGAACTGTGTCCAGATCATTAGCACGGTTTACCAACTGACGGAATCCTGCAAATGGCGTTGTCTTAAATAGCATGAAGCTCTTAATCAACTGCCCGGCATCATCGCGGGCGTAGGTGTCCAGACCGGTAGCTGTCGTGACGGCGCTGGTCATCTCACCATGCGTAATCCCCAGCAATTTCTGCGCAGCCTCAGCGCGGGCATTGCGCACCATCCGTGTGATGGTCTGCTCTGCTTCAGCGTCAAATGCTTCCTTCATTCGCTTAAGGCGCTCAGGCGGTAGATCTCCAAGCGCTGCCAGTGCTTCTTCGCTACCAGCGCGCACCTGTGCAATACGGTCCGCCATGATGCCGGTGATCACGTCATCAGGTACGGCGTAAATTGCATCAGGCGTCATGCCCATATGCCCGGAAGTGGTCATTGGCTGTAGATCTGCAGCAGCCATGATGGCCCAGTCCTCATTGCTCCATCCCTTATTAGCCAGGATGGTTTTATCGGATCCTTTCACATCGTCCAGCGTCTTAAATTTTCTGGTCAGTTCGCCAATGTTTTTGTACATCAGCAGTCCGAACGCAGCTTTATTTGCGCGGTCCATTGCGATCAGCCCTGACCACTTCAGTGTTTTCTCGGCAAACCAACCGGTGATGCCTCTGGACAGGTCGAATCCTCCCATCTTGGAAACGACAGCTGCGTGAGAGTCAACCAGCAAACCAAGCTCAGCATTAGCACGTTTGGCGTCACCACTGAACAGGTTTTTAATGGTATTTGCAGACAAGCGCATGCCATCACGTGTAAAACCAAGCGCCTGGGCATTGGCGCGCATGATGGCCTGATCGCTGGTTGCTGTCAGCACGCTGGTGCCCAGCATGGCGCTGGTCATCAGGTTACGCAGGCCACCGACTGCCGACGTGAATACACTCGATGTAGCCGCACCGTTAAGCCCAGCCATCGAGTTAAACATGCGCTCAACCATCTTGCGCTCTTCGTTCATATGCCCTACAGCCTTTCCTCCTGTGACTGCTCGCTGGTACACACGGTCCAGCACAAGGGAAAAGTTTCGCGCAGCGTCAGGTCCGAAAGCTTTAACGACCCCAAGGTCACGAGAAGATGATTGCAGGTGTGACATCATCACTCCAGCCACCGGCTGCTGAGTATAGCGCTCCATATACGCGAAGTGGGATTGCGCATCCTTGAACGCCATAACCCTATTCTGGGATCCGCGGTTCTTTATACCGCCTGTTCCCATGAATGCGCCTGGGTCAATTTTGTTGGCCCCGTCGGTGGCCTTAGTTTCAAAGATCGCCTCCAGTGCCTGACGGTATTCGATGTCATTCATCGGGCTGCCGTCCGGATTAACGTAGTTGCTGCGATCCTGAGTGTTGTAAACGTCATCCACCCATGCCTGGCGGGCAAACTCAATCGGCGGCTGGCGACCAGATAACTGAGCTTTTGCACGCTCGGCTGCCGGGAGTGATGCCAGCCACTCATCGCGACCGGCGTTGCGAATAAAATCAGCGTCGTCAACATACGGCAAATGCCAGTCGTCTCGCAGGCCGATATCAAACCCGTTGTCGTTCATTTCCTGCCTGGCTCGGCTGGTGACGTCATTCCATACCTGGGCGATTTTTTTCGCCTGAGGGTTCCCGGTGTCCTCGCCATATAACTCTTTCAGGATCTGTAACTGTGCTGACTTTGCCGCCTGCTGGTCGAAAAGACTGCGGAAACGCTGCTCGCCGAGCGCTTTGCTCTGCTCGAAGAATTTGCGTACATCATCACCGGCTTTGAGCAGTTCAGCACTGAGCTGGCGTGACCAGTCCTGATATGCGCCAGTTGCCAGTTCCTCTGCCGAGGTCACGGCAATATCCTTACCGTCAGTTGTGCGCCGCCCTGCGAAGATAAATTGCTGCAAATTTGCGGGTGTTTGCTGCTCTGGCGGGATATTAGCGTCGAGGGTATCTGTCACCCTGCTGATGGCGATCGCGTTCTGAGCGACGCGCTGGCGCTTCTTATAAACGTCATGCACAACGCGCTGTCGCACAAGATCGGCGGCCTCCATGTACGTCTGCGCATCAGGAATGCCAGTTTTGCCTTCCCTGGAATTTTTTTTATGTACCTGGCGCACGGCCTCTTTGATACGGTCCTCAATACCTTTCAGTTCGTCAGCCTTTGGCTGGCGGCCCAGGGTCTGCGCAATGGCTTCAACACATGCCTGTTTCATTATGGATTCCTCAGGAAGCACGTGGCGGCGACTGAATAAACTTTCGATTCGTTCTGCACGGTCTGGATTTGTTCATCAAATTCAGCCAGAACATCGGAGAGTTTCGCCGGTTGCCCGGTGTCAGGGTGCGTAATTGTCAGATCAGGATTGGTGGTCGCCATATCGCGTGCCGCCATCAGGTCGTAACTGTTGGATGAAATAGCCTGGCCAGTGTCGGGATCCACGCTGACCTGCCCGCCAGCTTCATCTGCTGCAACAAAGGCGCTTTCTGCTCGCGGAGCCGGAGCTTCTCCAGCTAGTTCTGCCGGCGTTTCATACCTGACACCATTCTCTTCGAAAACCTGCTGCATTGCATGGTACTGCTCGTTTGCAGATTCCAGCATGCCAGGCCGGGCCGGACCACCCAGCCCGCGCGCCATCATACCGACGTTAACAGGCTGGCCGTCATTCAGCTGTCGATACGCTTCGTCCATGGCTGCCACATGGCTGTTGATGCTCTCGTTGCTGGCATGCAGCACCGGGGAGGATTCCAGATCGTAATAGAGCCCCTCATTCAGAGTGTGGGCGGCATCGATATCGCTTGGCTTAATAGCAGGAATATCTGGCGTGGAGGCAGGCTCTGTCACTGGCGACTGAGAATCCGAGCGAACCGGTGATCCTGGCGCGTCTGTCACTGGCGCTACTTCGGCCACAGGCGATGGCTCTGCGGTTGCATCAGGTGCGCTCTGCACTTCTGCCGCCGGGACAGGCACTTCGGTTTCTGTCGATGGAGGAACGTCAGCATTTCGCGCGGCCAGGTGATGAGCTCCACCAAAAGCACCACCCAGCACTGCGTCAACCAGAATAGCCTGTCCATCGAACACACGGTACTGCTTCGCCATCTCTGTGTAGCCTTTTTCCTCCAGCGTTTCGCCGACGGAGTAACGATTCAGGCCACCGAAACCGGTGTTAATTGCCACACCTGATGCTATGCGTGTTGCCAGCGTAGTGCCTATAGCGGCTGGAAGGGCCATACCTGCAGCATTAAAGGAACTTTGCTGTGCAGCAAGTTTGCGCGCCGTTACCTCATCAACGCCTTTACTTTTGAAGTCCTGATAAATCTGCTCATAAGACGAACTGAATGCCGTCGAAGCGCCTACAACTGGCCCGGCGACGACGGTAGCACCGATAGCCGGTACGAACTGACCGAGACCATAAAGCACCTCGGCAGCCGTTCCCTGGCTACCGGAATCAGGCTTCACATAACCGCGCGCATCCTGCAGTTGCTTGCCGATCGTGTCGTAGGTATCGTTCAGCGATTTATCGGCATCCGGGAACATCACGCGGAAGATATTGACCGTCGGCGCAACGTCTGCGGTGAATGCAGGATCGCTGATCAGGCGCTTACTGAATCCTACGGCAGACTGAGCCAGGCCGAGAGTGCCTTCCGCCACGCCGCGCACCGGTGCAGCAATTGAACCCTGAAAGAATGTCGGCTCGTAGTCTTCAGGTCGTGCAGGGTTGGCTGCTGTTTTATCGTCGGTCCACGCCTGGCCTTCCGGCGCTAGAGAAAATACATCAGACATTATTCGACCCTCACGACGATAGCTTCGTTGGTTTTCGGATCCGTAGCCCAGCGACCGCTGCCACTTACCAGCCGATACTGATTGTTGCCGATATTGACTGGGGTGAAATTTGATGCGGCATTGACGTTAAGGCCAGCATCTTTCAGTGCCTGCTGAGCAGAAGCGGTGTAGCGGTCCTTAAATGTCGATTTATCCATGCCGAATGGCATTACCACATCACCGCCATTAAATCCCTTGTACACACCGCCAGTGGCGTACTGTGCAGCCTTCTCTACAACATCTGAGTTGGCCGCATCCGTTCTCGTCATGGAAGCGTCTCCTGACTGATAAGCGATTCCGGCGTAAGCGGCTTTAAACAGGTTATAGCTGAGCTGGCGGGCCTGCGGGTTATTGGCGAACGAGTTTCCTACCTGATCGTCGAATGCTCGCTTCAGCTTATCCTCACTTGGAAGCTGTACCGGAGTTATCCCCGCATCTTTCATCGCTTTAGTTGGGTTGAGTAACTGGTCGCCGGCCAGGATTACCTTCGATACGTCGTATTTATTCATGGTCGGCTTGTAGCCTATGAACTGGCTATAGGCAATAGACGGCTTGGTGTTGTCATACTGGTTATCCGGCGTGCCCAGCAGCAGCGCAGAATAGGCTGTTGCTGCGTTGTTTGGTGCAATGGCAGATGCAACCTGTCGCATCGCCGGAGCAGGAAGAGTTTCCCCCATGCTCTGCAACAGACTGATGGTCTGGTTAACGTCTTTGGTGCCTCGCACCTGTTCAGACAGCGCAGCTGCCTCTTCACTGGACAGGATAGGAGCATTGATTCCTAGCGCACGTAGGCTTTCCTGAGAAGAGAACCGGTTGGCAACCTCTGCCGTAATGTCGTTAGGGTTGTTGCTGGCAATCGGCTTATAGGCACCGATGTCCACAGCGGCGTTAAACGGATTATTCTGGCGCTGGCTGATCACCTTCGTGGCTGCCGCCGATACATGATCGAATAATTCAGCGCGGGAGGCATATCCATCGCCTGTTTCTTCGGTTCCAGGGCGCAACTGATCAACGTATGCCGTAATGCTGCTGGTCGGCATGTTGCGAAACGATCCGATGTACTGCCCGGCTATCTGCGTGTTGCGGAACTCGGTATAACGGAGGTTACCTTCACGTACGCCGTAGGCAGCGAGGAAGTCGTTTTGCGTAGGCGCGTTCGGGAAATCAACTCCGCGCATGTATGCCGCGCTGGCATCGCGTACACGGCTGTCGATATTGGTGCGGTATTCAGCCTGCTGCTGTTTACGGATCTGGTCAGCCTGGCGAAGGAATGTCGCCTGGGCCTCCGGAGATGCTGCATCGAATGCCGCATTGCCGGTATAGCGCTTTGTGCTGGTTGGAAGTTGAGAGAGGCCAATTGCCGCGCTAACACCGGTAGCAAGTTGCTGATCGCTGTACGGCTGACTGCCGTTCTCATGTTGGATAATGGAGGCACACAAAGCCTTTAGCGTATCAGGGTTTGAGGCATCAAGCGGCTGGTCAGGCGTCACACCGAGTTGAGCACATACTGCCTGAATATAGGCGTCAGTGTTGTTATTGTCAGACGGCGGCGCCCAGCGGTTGATGATATCGTTAACCGTGTCGATCCCCTGGCGCTGGTACGACAGCAGGTTGCGACCAAGCGCCCGAATTCCATGCTCTGGCGTTTCGAATTTAGCAAAGCGACCATCATCACCGGTCTGGCCTAACCACGGATTGGTTTTGCTGTACTCGAGATTGCCAGGATTGTTGTTGCGAATGCCGCGGGCGCTATCACCTGAATCACCTTCTGATACCGCACGGCGGGAACCGGTAACCGTATCGCTCAACTCGCCATTGCTCTGGATGAACTCAATGGAGTTGTTGGCTGACCACTGTGACAGTGATGCATCAGCAACCTTCTCTTTGAATTCAATCTTTTTGGCCTGAATCTGTTCAGAACTCCATCCATGTGCAGCGCCGTAATCTTCGATTTGCTGGAAGGTCTGCTGGTTGTAGAGCACATAGCTGGAATTGTCGCCGTAGGCAGATGCGGCTAATTTCCCGTTGTTCGCCAGCGTTGCCTGGAACTGGCCTTCTTCATAGGCATTGAGCTGACTTATCTCATGTCGACCGGCCTGGGTGGTGAACTGAATGCGCTGCTGCTGCGCCTGCTGCATAAAACCAGCCCTGGCACCTTCCGGCAGTGTCATCGCGATCTGCTCTGCCTGAGCATCGAACTGCTGGGTATAAAGCTGCCCCTTACCAAGAGCGTTCTTACCCTGCATGTTTAGCAGCCCAGTCTCCGGGTTAGTTAGCAGATCACTGGAAATCTGGCTGAGTTGCAATGATGCATCCTGAGCCTGGGCAACATCGGCACGCTGCTTTGCCTGTGCAAAAACATCTAGTGCTTTACCGCCAACCTGCGTCAGCGCGTCACCGATGTTTGGCTGATCAAAAGCCTGAAAACCAGGAGACTGAAACCCTCTGCTTTCTACCTGGCGTCCGGTAACCGTAGGTACAACTGGCATTTTGGTATCTCCTTATCGACCGGTTGGTGTGCCGATAGCAGCGCTGATCGGTGCCGCTTTGCTTTGGGTGAATGGTGACCACGTTCCGCCGCCCATCTGGTACGCGCCATATGCCTGAAGAGGTGCCGTCAGCAATGTAGTGAATGCGCCCATATTCCCCTGCTTGCGTTCTGAGCTGGCCTGAGCTTTGTAGTTTTCTGCCTGAACCTGATAGCCATACGCTTCACGCTGAGCGTTATTGACCGTGGTCAGCGCATCCAGTGCACCAAACTGAGCCGTATCACCAAAGATATCCAGCGCGCCACCAGTGGAAAGATCTGCACCTGTAGCCCCCATCGTTGCCGCCTGAGTGCCTGCGGCCTGACGATTACGGCGACGAACCTCATCAGCCTGCGCATTCCCACGGTTGATAGAGTCCTGTGCCTGAGTCGTCGCCACCTCTGCATTTTGCTCGGCAACAGCAGACGAATACTTACCTTGCTGGTACTGGTTGTATGCTGAAACGCCACTTAAAGCGACACTGGCGCCAGCGAGAGCGATAGCCGGGCTGCACATTATTTTCTCTCCATGTGGAAACGGTGAAACGGTAGGTTGTTAATGCCGTATGGCTGAGGTTCGTCGATGGTGAATCCCAGCCAGTGAAGCCAGATGCGCGCAGTGTGGTTACGTGCATCAACATAATTTTCAAGATACGGGTAAACAGTCAGCATTGCATTGACCACTTTTCCGCAGCGGCGAAGGAAGGTGCGCTGGTATTTCTCCAGCGCGTTAGTGCCCACCAGCCATGGAATTCCGCTGCCGCCGATCATCGATGCTGGTGCTACGCCAAAGACAGTCACCACTTCACTGTTAATTAATCCGGCACAGCAAAATGTTGACGTGCGCAGACCGGTTTCCAGGACGCGGCGCGGACTCCATCCATTGGTTGCCATGAATTCATCGATATCTTCCTGACGAACAAGCGGAATAATGGCCTCTATATGCTCTGCGGTAGCGGGTACGATCTGAGCGTTAATCATCAGAAGCCTCCAACGGTAAGTCGAGGAAGAACAGCCAGCACTGACAGAGGCAAGGGATCAAGTTGGCGAACCTTAACGCGTCCGTTTTTATCCCAGTTGCTGTCGAGTTTTACTTCAACCTTGCCGGTAGCGTCATCAACAGGATCGTCGTAGAACTCAAATTCCCGCTGCGGATATTCATACCAGGTTCCGCCCGGAGTTGTTGCCCATATGCCTCGGCTTGCGTTGACCACCATCGTTACAGTAGGAATGACCTGCTTTTTATCCAGCAGCGTTTCCTGGCCGTTGATATTGATGTCCAGTGTTTCGAATTCAGCGGTGATAGGAAGACCGATGTGCACCACTGCGCCTGGTGATTCCAGCGTGACGGAACCACCAGTTACTGTTTTCTGTGGTTCAGCGCTGGCATCTGACAGAATGTTTACCGTCTGACCTTCAAGGTGTGAAAGGCCGCCAAATGTCTGGCGTGCCATTTGCCAGTTAGTTGTGGCAACATTGCGAAGTATCGCCGGAACGTTGCGATTGAATCTGACGGTAACCGCGGAATTGCTGGTTACGTAGATGATATCTCCGCGCAATTCCATGGATACAGGTTCGTTAGTGTCTGGATCTGTGCCAGTGTATGGGAACTGAATTTGAGCACCAACATCGGTATTAACGAAATACGCTCCACCACTCACAGTAACCGGATAATCGACCTGATAGCTCCAGTCACCCGTACCACCGCTGATAGTCATTGTGCGTGATGATGTGTTGCGTCCGTCGTAGCTCAGGCCACAGTCGACAAAGAACGCATCTTCATCATTAGTAAACAGGCGGCTTGAAAGACGCTCGATGTAACGAACGGTCTGCCCATTGATGGCACGGTTAACCACGAAGTAAACAGCATCCTCGCTTCCTTCACTGATAGAGCAGGTACTTTCGTACTTACCGGCGCTGGATTGTGGCGCCCATGCGAAAACCTGCTGGTCGCGCAGATAGGTCAACACCAGTAATTTACCGTCGTCGCGAATGCAGAACGCGCTGCTGTACGGCACAATGCAGAAGGACCAGTCAACAATGCTATGCTTCTGAAAAAGGTGGTTTGCCAGTATGGTCAGGTCCGTACCCTGGTACCCGTCAACATCAAACGAATACGCCAGATCACGGACCACGCTTCCCTTCTCCTGGATGAACAACGCGATGTTAGCCACGGCGATAGGCGGTACGTTGCTGGAACCGTTATTTCCTTGTGAACTGAAAGAGAACGCCGACGGTGTGAGGACCTTATTCTGGTCCCCGGATATCGTATATTCCCCGCCAGATGTCAGAGCGACCAGATTACCAACGTCAATCAGATGACGGATCTCATTTACCTGTCGCCCGGCGTAGGTGTAAATAATCCGATCGTCATCCTGAATCGGGTTGTTCTTTCCAAAATCTTTATAGTCGCCAGTACGACTCGCCCAGATGGTTTGCGGGTACGCGGTAGACGCGGCAAAGTACAGTCGCTGCTGGTAGTAAACAACGGTGCTCGGGTAGCCGTTAACGCTGTTCCATGCGTATTTCGCCCACTTATAGCTGGCGTTAGAAGATCCAACAACCTGAGACGGAATGAATGAAACCACATCGGCAGTTGCGGTCAGGCCATCGCCAGCCACTGCTGTTATTCTGGCAATGCCGAAACCGCTGTGCAGGTACTCCCACTGGATCCCTGTATCATCTGAACCGGTACCGCCCCAGCCATCCCACGACATTCCCTCGGTATGCGAAGGGCGAAGTGTTCCTGTCTTGCCAGCAGTATTGGCGCGGTAGTAGTTGCTATCAGCGCGACGAACATCGTTTATTGCTGTGGTCTTGCTGGTTTCCCATACCGGTACGGAATCAATAGCAGGCTGCTCTAGATAAAACAGTTTTCCGACCTGCTCAGCACCGAATATGGCAGAGCTGGCCGTCAATGTAATGGTTCCGGTGCTGGCGCTGGCGTATACCTTCACTGTATCGTCAACGTTGATATCTTCGAATGGTCCGTTTTTGGTGGTGACGTCGACAATCTGCCAGTTGTCGTGCGCGTAGCGCCGCAGTTCTTTCGGCGGGTAAGCAGGATGCACCAGCGTCAGAACGTCAGCGCTCTGCGTGAATTTTATGCGGAAAAGGTCGGTATCAGCATACGGCATCGCCAGCTCATAAATCGCATTGCTGCTCGTCAGGACATAAGCGCCGTCTTTAATGACGCGCATATAGTTATGGCCGAACTCCAGAGCGTAGGTCTGGACGGTCGAGAACTGGAACGGGATTAACCGGCACTTGCGATCAGGATATTTAGCCGGGCCAACAAAGCGCGTACCGGGTCGGTTTTCTACGCCGCCATACTGACGAACAATAAAGTTATCGCACTTGCGAAGCGCCACCTGATACTTTGACATATCAATGCGGCCGTACAGTGACGGACCAATTTCACCACCGGCAAAGCTCGGTTGAATCCAGCTAAAAGCCATTATGACAACCTCGCTGCTGTGAATTCGTCTACCGGTGGCTGTGGCTCCTGTGATTCGTTCTGGCTATGAGAGCCAGCGCTAAGGATCACGCGGTTGTACATGTTGAGGGCAAAAGTACCGAGATCTGCGTTGCCAGTCAGCGCCATGTTGATGGCGGCCGCCAGACGCCACGCCAGCGCTTCCATGAAAATAGCGTCGAACATGTTCACGTCAGTAATGCGAGTGACATACTTGAGCCATGCCTGCGCCTGGTCTGTGTAGATCAGCTTTCCGGTACCGTCTGCATCTGCACCAACTTCATACTGAACACGCATTGCAGCAGTGGGATTGCGAACACCGGGAAGCATGATTTCAGTGATTTTCAGGCAATCAGACGGATACTGGTACGCATACGCCCAGTCAGGTGGCGGGTTATTCGTATCGGCCATCGCCAGACGTTTAGTGGCAAAGTTCCAGTCAAAGTCTGACAGAACAGAATCACGACAGGCATCGAAATGCAGGGAGCACTCCCCCGCCTCTTTGCTGGCCTCGGTAAGACTGTTAATGCTGCGGCTGTTGCCGATATTCGACAGCGCGCGGTTGCAGATCTCGACAACAGAAGCCATCATTCACCCCCGTTACCGTAAAGGGTTTCAGCAGCGGATTTATCAGGCTCGCCGGTTGCAGGTGCGACCGCCATATCGGTGATCTGTAGATCTGCACTACGGTATGTACCTTCCTCACCATCTCGGACAGAAATGCCTTTAATTACCGCTTTGGCAGTAATCATCACTTCGGTTCCCACACCTTGCGGCTGAGCCTTGAGCTTATTCAGAGTATCGTTGTTCAGCGTGATACAAAGCCCCCATGGATATTCGTCGCGGTTTTTGGTTTCTCCGCTCTCGTCCTGGTAGCTGTCAGTGCCGGTTTTGAGGTTGACCAGATCCATATACACTCCTGCAATAAAGGGGCCGAAGCCCCTTGTTTGATTAGCGAGGCTCAGACGCCCAGTTCGGCACGCTTATCTGCGATCTTCTCGCGGAGCGTTTCGGCTTTAGCGTTATGATGCGGTTTCTCGTTGAAGAGGAACTCATACTCTTCGCGGAGTTTATCCAGACCATCATCAGCGCTATCCGCATCGTTAAGCGGCTCCTGCTCAGCAACGACAACCGTTGGTTCGCCTTTGTGCTTTGCTTTAGCCTTTGCTGCACGTGCAGCATCGTTCAGCGGCTCCAGCGCCGTGCCCGGCTCACCGTCATACTCAACTTCAGAGCCTTCAGGCCAGAGGTTGTTATGAATGTGGGATAAACGCATGACGCGGTATCTTGCTTTTTCACCTGACATCGATATCCCCTTAGCCAGTTACTTTTGAACGAATCGGGTAGTACGGGCTGTTGTTATCAACATCCAGGTTAATTCCCGAGGTGAACGCGCCAGCCGTCAGCGGGCCAGTACCTACCGTGTAGTTCACACGCAGATAACGCTGAACACCTGCCGGAACCTTTGCAGAGAACAGGCGCTTGCCAGCAGTCAACGCAGCAAGTGCCAAAGCACCGCTGTCGTAGATGGTAGTCCAGGTGGAGTTGTCCGGGCTGGTCTGTAGCTGAACGTTCAGAGTCGCAGCACCAGCAGCAGTAGCAGTGGTATCAACGGTTGCCCAGAACTCCAGCGGATAACCCACGCCGATATCGCGGCGGGTACCGTCGATAGGGCCAAGGTCAATCACGTCCGTAGAAGCAGCAGAAGCTGTAACCGCCTGCTTCTCGGAGAACATCAACAGTTTGTCGAGGATCATTTTCTTTCTCCATTCATGGGCCGGTTAAGGCCCATCAGTTAATGACAGGCGTTAAACAACGCGCGCTTCTGTTTCCAGAATTGCGTCAGTTTCACGGATTGGGATGCCACGGAAAGTGGTCCACCATTCGCCTTCAGTCTCTTTGACAGACAGAGCCAGAGAAGCTTTATCCAGAGATTGCAGGTCTAGTGCCTGGGCAACAGTTCGATTCATGTAGAAAGCCGCACGACCCATCTTCAGGTTAGGTACGCGGTGTAGCGCTTTAACCATCATCGTGACGATGTTTGCAGCAGAAGCCGGAACAGACAGATCGCTAACATCGATGTTGGCAATGCGAACAACGTAACGCCAGTCTCGCAGGGCCAGACCGTTATCCCACTTGTAGTGGGTGCGATATCCCTGATATTTACCACCAGCAGAATCAGTAAGAGTCTGTTCTCCCAGGTTCTGAGTCTGCAATCCTGCTTTCTGACCTTTAGGGAAGATGCCGTGAACGGTGTTTTCACCCCACACCACCAGCCAGATAGATGTGTTATCAGTTCCGGTACCGCCAGCATCGATAATGTTCTGTCCGTTACCTGCTGATTTGCTGGAATAACGAGAGGAAAGCCCCATGAACTGCTGAGGGTTAACGCTGGTATCACCATAGAACAGCGTTTGAGCCATCTGCTGGTTCATGCCTTCGATGAATGCACGGTCTTCAGACAGACGGAATTCAGCGGTGTTGCCGTTCAGATCTGCCAGTGACTTGTCAACTTCGGCATAAGTTTCCAGCATCCCGCAGGTGTCGGTCACCTGTACTGTAGTTGATTTGCTTGGCTGCACGCCGTAGTTAAGCAAACGCCAGGTAGCAGATGGCAAACCAGATCGCACGGTAGTACGGTGGCCGGTTGGCAAGTTACCCTCAACGAACATCATGTCCGTCAGGATTTCGTTGGTTTGGGAAAGGAGTTCGACGATCTTATCGACCTTCCCGTTTGGATCAGTACGCTTAGCCCAGTCAGCCAGCGTCAGCGCATTTACGCCTTTAACAGCCATGGTTATATCCTCTCTTATTAGCCATAAAGCACTTCGGCCGCACTACGCTGGCCTTGATTACTGCCATCGACCATGCCGTCTTCCGACATGGCTTTACCGATTTTGATGAAAGCCTTCACCAGTTCAGGGTGGTTACCCAGGCCAGTGCCTTCCAGGTATTCTTTCAGTTCAGGAGTACCGAACTGAGCAAGAGCACGCTGTGCAGCACTCAGGTTGCCGGTGAGCTTATCGCCACCGAACTCCTTGTCTGCCTTAACGTCAGCAGCCCACTGCTCGGTGGTTTTCTGCCAGGCTTCTGCCTGCTGCTGCTGGACCATTGGCATGATCTTGGCGCCGTACAGGTCGACCATCTTCTGCGCCTGCTCGTTTGTCAGGTTCAGTTCACGGGCGATAGGCTCGAACTGTTCCAGAGCAGCGGCATCAAGTTCCTGGCCTTCAGCTGGTTTGAAATCGTATTTCTCCGGCGCGCCTTCCTGCTTCTGCTCTTTTTCTTCGCTAGGCTCTTTATCTTCTGGCTTATCACCATCAGCAGGTTTTTCTTCCTGAGGCTTGTCGCCTTCAGCACCAGGTTGTGGCTTATCGCCTTCTTGTTTAGCCGGATCGCCAGCGGGTGCCGGATTATCACCAGTTGATGCTGCTGGTTCAGATGCAGCAGGAGCTGCGCCACCATCAGCAGGTTGTTCGTTGCAAAGGCGACGATGTAGAAGACGGTCAAACAAATTCATTGGTTATCTCCTTAAACCGGGATCGTTTTGGCTTTCAGTTGCGCCAGAACTGATGCCAGCGTGGTGCGCAATGCGGCTGTGTCATCCAACAGTGCGTTATATTTCGTAACCAGGTCGTTATGGTCGACAAGCAGACCAGCAACATCTGATGCAGCTGAGGCTGTATCCTTGGTAGCCGTCATTGCGGCTGGGGCCGCGATTGCCGCACCAAGTTTCACGCCGCCGTAGTCAGTCGCGGTTGGAGCGCCAATTACTGCCGGAGCAGGATCCGGAACCTCAACTAACTGGCTGGAACCATCGAGGCGCACGACGCGCTGGGTTTGTACCTGTGTCATAAATTGTCCTCTCTGGCCTCTGCGGCCATCTTCAGATACTGATCTGGGCAGTGCGCCATGACGCGCTGAAACAGAACCAGAGCCAGGTTGCGCTGCCCTTCGTTGAATGCTGTGATGTGCGGATCTACGTTGAAGCAAGCTCCGAACACCTGACCTTTCTCAAGCAGTGACCAGATCACGCGTCGGCCCTGCTCGCTGCCCATAACGAACTGGATATCGTCGATATCGCGCTGCGCCAGAAGTTGCTGTTTGGCGTCAATCTCTGCTTTTCGGCCTTCGTCATCGATATCAGTCATTGCTGCGGTGCTCCTGCTGCATTAGCGATAGCGGTTAATGCGCTCGGGTCAGTGGTCTGCGTTTCGCTGAGAGTCTTGGCTCCCTGCGCTGCTGCCTGCCCCATTGCCATTGCCTGTGCGGCTTGTGCCTGTTTGGCGCGCTCTTCACGAATACCCTGCACCTGCTCCTGAGGAACGATGACAGTTGGCGATACGCCGGACATTTCGGAGAACGCGTCGATAGCCTCATCCACATCGAGCTTGTCGAGTGCTTCAGGTTTGAACTGTGCCAGTTGACCGATGAAACCAACGGTCTGTGACAGGCTGGTGAGGCCGATAGACTTCTGTGCCTGTGCCATCACGGATATGTATTCGATACGCAGCGGCATACCCTGCATAACGTCCGGCGGTGGAGGAAGCATGTTCTTGCGCGCCATGATGGAGAACACGCGGTCAATAAGCGGGTTAAGTGCTTCGTCGTTCAGGCGCTCCAGTACCGGACCGAGCATCAGCAGTTTCTCTTCCTTCATCTCGATCACCGCTTCCACCGGCATAGAGCGGGTGTTGATGTTTTGCAGCATCATGAAGAGGTCGACGAAATAGGCGCTGTTGATGGTCTGTCGGGTATCCTGAATGTCAGCGAGCAGATCTGCAGTATTCGGGTTTACCAGGTATGCAGGTTTGAAACCGTCCTGACCACTCAACACGTCGAGGTACGTCACATCACCAGGCAGCAGGGAAACACGCTGTGTTTTTAGCGAGGTAGGTGCAACCATAGGCGGGTTAGTAGCTTTATCGATGAGTTGGGCTTTACGCTTCTGCTCAACCTGAAGCGCTTTGACCTGACCGAGTGCCAGCATGCCAGGGCAGGATGAGGCGTAAACGTCCTCGCCGTTAACTTCCCAGCGCGGAGCCAGGATCGGGAATTCATCGAAGCCGGACTCACGCAGCAGCTTGTCGGAGTCGCCGCCAGTCTCAAAGTACACGGAGCGGAACGGTTTGTTCTTGCTGTCCATCTTCCCGATGTCGCGGTTAACGTTTGGCGTAATGCAGTGGTTAACCTCGATCCACGTTTCATACGTGCCGTTTTCCCACATTCCTTTCACTGATGCGCTGACGTTATCCAGACCGAACTCCTGCACCAACTGGCGCACGGTCATGGAGAACTGACGGAAGGAAGTGTCGACGCTGCCGCGCGGGCTGTTAGCCAGGTAGTAGCTGCCAATCGGGAAAGGCATTGTGCGGATAACGTCCTGGTCATCTTCGAGTACAGCCATTGCAGCGGTACCGAAAGTACCCAGGCTGGCGTACATGACAGGCAGTGACTGATACAGGTTTGACTTGTTGAACACTTCGTTCATGCGGCGCTGCACGACTTCCAGCCAGACTTTAACCGGACCATAATCCATCATGTCAGGGTCTGGCGTTGCCAGTTTGAACCATGGACGTGCCGGGCTGGTGATGCCGGACATCATGCCGCTGGACAGAATGCGCTGAGCCATTGAACCGGTAGGATCAACAATCTTGGTATTACGACGATCATCACGGTTTACATCAGACGTCAGAAAGCGGGAACCGCGCGGATTGATAAAATCGCTCAGGTCACGCCAGTGTGACTCGAACGATGTGCGCTCATTCTTCAGCTGTGCGAGCTGCTTCAGCAGACGCTCTTTTTCGGTTTCCGCCATCTCTGCCTACTCCGTTACTGACCGAGCAGCGTTTTACCGCTGGTGTTTGCGGTTGAGGTGTCGCCCTGTGCACCAGTCAGCAGAGTAGAACTGCGACCAGCAGCTGCACGGCGGCGGCGCTCTTCGTCATCACGAGAACTGACAACTGCTGCATCCTGCTCCTGTGGCGCAGCCTGTACTTCTGGTGCTGCTGGCACTGATGGCTTGCTGCCGATACACATAGCAATAGCTCCGTACGCAATTAAATTATTACCAATTTAACCACATATGATTTATTTAGCGTAGGCTATTGACACCTATAACATCAGATATTACCTTTTAGGTAATTAGTTCGCGTGTTGAATTGACGAATTGCGGAGGTGGTTATGTGACCGCTTGTGCAGTAGCCCGGAGTACCGCAGCAATAAATTGGGCTTAAAAGTAAAGGCGGTGGATAAGCGGAGCATCATCTCCGCACACAACTAAAAGCGCGCTTCAGTGAATGACCTTTGAGCCTGGTCGTTAAATCCAAACGGTGGAGTGCGCTTTCAGGTGTGTAGCAGTACGGCATATGGCACATGTGCCGCAGCGGTCCGGATGGGTTCCCTTGATGCTACTTCCCCAGCCGGGTAGCCGGAATGTGCAAGCCAGTGTCAGGTAAGCACGGACATGACGACTCACCATCGTGGCGATACGGTGTGACACCTCGGAAGAGACGAGGATGCAACGATGAGAGCATTGGATATTAGCGGGCTGTTCCACCCTACCTGATATCGAGCCAAACCAGTGCTCTCAACGTTGTGGTGAATAAGGCATTAAACCGGTTACCACCGGTGATTGTTAGAAGCATCTGCGCAGAGTTGCTATGCCGAATAGACTGCGTACCACAACCAAATCACGCCTTAGGACCGTGATGAAGCGCCCATAAGAACGATGCTGTGTAGCTTTTGGCGGTGGCAGTTTCCCTTGATGCTGACCACCGTCACTTTTACAGCAGAACGCCATTGCGATGACGTTGCGCTGTAAACCCGTAACTGCCATGGAAGGCACCCTTGCTTCCAGTTCGCCCACTTCGGTGGGCATTTTTTTAAGGTGATTAGAATGAGTAAAGACCTGTTCGACATGAAGCGCCTTCCGGTTGACCGGGTTGCTGCGAGAGTTGTTGGTAAGGGCGTGGATTGGACACCAAACAAAGTTATCCAGACAGGTGACAGCGATCTGCCACTTCCTATTTTTCCAATCTACAACATAAAAAACCCTCAGCATCGCCGAGAGGTTGAATCAATGATCGGAAGAAAGCGTGGGTGGCTCACAGTTATCGGTCTGGCTGAGCAGCAAGGCGGCGGAAAATCAGGAGCGCGATATGTAGTCAGATGTGTTTGCGGGATTTACACATATCGGCGCGGCGCACCATTTAAGAAGAATAGCGATGAGTTTGATGGATGCGAGCGCTGTCGAGAGCTGTTATTCCTTAAGCGAGAGGAAGTTAAACGCAGAACAGGAAAATGGGTTGACTGGAAAGAGTTGATGTAACACCGTGACATGTCACAATCAGCCCGCCTATGTGCGGGCTTTTTCATGCATAGGGATCGTACTCTGTGAGAGCCTTACCCTGCTGGCTTTGCTGTCCTGGTATATTCATACGTTTCGACACCGGGAAAGCAAACGTCAGCAGCAGCGCATCACCCTTGCCAGGCGAACGGCCTAACCGTTCTTTGATATCTTCCTTCGGCTCAATAACTATCTTGCCGTCTACCCTGACTTTGTACTCTGCAGCTGACAGGTCGTCAGCCGTTTCCTGGTCATCCAGTGCACCGCCGATTTTCAGCCACGTTTTGCAGCTATTGAACATCTCGCCGCGCTTGTTGAGCATCTGCGGATCTGTGGAGCCGCCACCGAAAGGTATCAGTTGCCAGGAACGGCCCCAGCCATCACCGATGGACTTCAGCCCGGTACCATAACCGAAGTCGATAAATACTGCGTCAGCCTGGTACTGATCTTCAAAGTCGGCTATACGCTTTGCCATAATCAGATCGTCGGTAGTCTTATTTCCGATCCAGAGCACCTTGCTGTGCAGCCCTTGCCGCAGGTATATCACCGCGTCATCCACGCCGGAATAAGCCGGGTCGACACCGATAATAACCGGGGCATGCGCCACCTGCCCGGCGGTAACCACGCGCTTCATTGCGGCATCAGTCAGGCCAGTCGGGATAAACTGCAGCTCAGACGCATCAGGGAAGATCCCGCGCACACGGACTTTCACGAAGTCGCTGTCCTCGCCGTAGTCGTCCACCCATTTCTGGAGTTGCTGTTTGTTCGTGCCTTCCACGGTGCGGCTGTCAATCTGCGCGCACTTCCAGCGGTGTTTATATTTGCGGAAACATTCACGGAAACGCCCGGTGTTACGTGTCGGGTTCCCGAACGCCACCCAGATGATTTCCGTGTCTTCGTCCGTCAGCGCGCCCTCGGCAACCTCCCACACCAGATCGGCAATGTTGGAGGCTTCGTCGAATACCACGATGATACGCTTGCGCTCGTTGTGCAGACCGGCGAACGCCTCGGTATTATGCTCAGACCACGGGATTGCGTCAGCGCGCCAGCGTTTGTCATGACCTGGATCGTTGCTGTACATAGCGGTAGCGGTGCAGGTGAACCACTCCTTAGTGATAGCTAGGTTCGACCATTTGATAATTTCCGGCCATGTCTTGGTGCGCAGCTGGTTGTCTGTGTTGGCGGTAACCACCACCTTGCAGTCTTCACAGGTGGACATGCCCCAGTTAATCAGCATCGAGATGAAAGCGGATTTACCGATACCGTGACCTGATGCGCGGGCCAGCATCAGAGGATGGTGACGTGTTGCCGGATTCTGGAGGTGGTCGCGTATCTCGCGGAATGCGTCGGCCTGCCATTTGCGCGGGCCGGTGGCATGAGCCAACTCTGTACCATCCTCGCCCCACGGGAATGCATACATCGAATAGCCAAGCGGGTCATACGTGAACGATGCAATATCCTCTACGAGTTGCTCTTCCGGCGACATGGCTGAGGCAGTCATTCTTCACCACCAGCCTGCTCTTTAACGCGACGGCGGGCCTTCGCCATGCGGTCGGCAATGGTGACGGTGCCGGATACCTCAAGGCGCTCTTTGAACGCGTTGACGTCTACGTGCTTACCGATAAGCTCGAGGTTCTTCACCTTGTCAGGCCATTTGATTTTTTTGAGGATGCCAACCAATTCTTTCTTGTCACCACGACCTTCGAACATGTCGGCAAGCTCGAACCCTGTCAGGTACTGACGCCAGACCTTAGGCCATTCAGAAACCGGTTTGATGCTCATATCATCGTTGAGAATGTCGATCACATCCATCTGGTCGATTTCCACCAGGCGAAGAAGGACATAATCGGCGCTGACGCGCAGGCGCTTGTTACGCTCTTCCATCAACTCGGCAATGCGTTTCTGGATGCGTTCATCACGCATCATGACGCTGGCTTTTACTGCTGCCGTATTTGGTGAGAATCCGGCATTAATCGCCGCCTGAGTCTGGTTCTCCGGCGTCTTAATGTATGACTGGCAGTAAGCCTCCTGCATCGCCGTCAGGGGCTTATATTGCGTTGATTTGCGTTTTGGTGCTTTTGGTTCTGCGGGCATTGTTACCACCGAAGTAATAATTACCGTTTTGGTAATTGTAACACGCAAAACAAAGCCACCATAGTCGGCGGCCATTGCAATTTATTGTCGCTATCGTGACATGTCACACTGATAATTTAGTCTCATGCCAGCCACGCGTCACCCAGCATGCCGAATCACCATCGCACGGACATGACTCAACAGGCAGCGAATCGCCGCACTTACCGCATCGGTTGGTACTGATTGACTTGATACGACCTTGAACGCGCGCATTATCCTGGCGGATCAGCAGCGCGATGTATTCGGCCATTTCGTACGGCGCACGACCAGGGAGCCGGGCGGCGCAGTTCCGCTCCAGCATTTCCAGTTCCTGAGCATCAAGCACCACTTCAAGCTTGCGCTCGCCGGCGGCTGACTGGCGGGCGCGCTGCGCTGCTTTGCGCTCTGCTGGGGATTTAGCCATTTTCTTCCTCGCTTACAAACTTACGAGATTCACTCCATGCAATCGCGGTTGCTACCAGTACAGGATGATTGCATGGGATTTCATCTTCTGGTCCATAACCGAAGTAACACTCAAACCAATTCAGGAAGTTTTTGTCGCTATAGGCTTTGGCTATCATTTCATCTCTGGACATCACTTCACCTCCTGCGGCGGCTCCGGTAGCGGCATCCAGTGGGTTACTTCCTTGAGGTGTAGGTTATTACCATCACCATCATCCCAACAAGGCTTCTCATCATCAAACCAGTCAGCATAAATTCCCACCTGAACATTAGGAATGTTTGCCAGATAATGTGTTCCACTAAAATCGCCAGCTAGTACATATTCACGATCCGGCATTCGCTCACTACAGCTTATCCAACCGCCCGGACTTACCGGAGAGTTCCCATTCACATCGAAATTTGGCTTTGCGTCCTGAACCAGAAGGATGTAACCGTTCTTGGCTGTGTCCAGTTCTGATACCGCGGTGACAGTACCGAAATAGCGATTCCCGGCATCAGCATCACAAGTGCTTACATCAATGGAAACCTCCATGCCTTCGATTAATTCTGGCAAGTTGTAAGTTTGGCTTACAGGTTCTGCTTCCAGCGATGCCAGAGCAATCCGTGCCAGTTCTTCCACTTCTTCTGCTGGCAGTACAACGTTGCTACCAGGTCCGTATGTTTCGCGCCACTGCTTGATTGTCAGTAGTCGCTCTTTGGTAATAGTGATCATGCCGCGTTTCCTTCTTTCTTATTAACAATTACACCGTCATATATTTCATTAAGGTGCCCTCTCAACTCCATGCACCTTAATGCAGATAACATGTAATCGCATTCAACCTGCTTATTTCCAGTAAATGGCTTATCGTCAGGATTACCCCAACAGCAATTACCCTTGGGCCACCCATGTACTTTCCGTACTCTTCCGTTAACAACGTGAAGTAATCCCCAGCCAGGTGGTAAATCCTCAATTGAAATAATTCCCGGCTCACTAATAAAGAATCGCCAGTCTCCCATTCCAAGAGACGGATTTTTACGAAAACGCTTTTTTCTATCTGCCAACAAGTCAGCACGAGAACACTTCGCCTCTATCAGGCATGATGCTGAATTTCTGAATCCCATAGCATCTGGCTGTTCTCCGGTACTGGTTACAGCTATAAAGCGGTCATGAAAGCAAACCTTGAACCCGTTGCGCTTAAGGAACTTGTACGCAATCTGACAGAGTTCGCGGTGTGTTAACGCCATCTCACTCTCCTTTGATGCCAATGCCAGCGGCGCGTGGCACATTAACTTCCACGATGCGCACAGTTGGTTTGTACATCTCAATCGCTGTCAGCCAGTCAGCGCCAGTCATGCGCTTTTCTGCATCGCCATTAGTCCACTTAACCGGTACACCAATAGCCTTCATCGCGATTTCTATTTCCCCGGCAATGGCACTTTTTCCGCAACCAGTAAAACCAGATACAACGACAAGAACTTCGCCTTTGGCTGGTTTTATTTCCCGTGCTTCCAGTTCTGCTATGCGATTTTTTGCATCCTGCAACTCCAGAAACCATTGTTCAGAATCGTCGCGCATCTGGAGAGTCTGCTCTTTCCACGTAACAGGCCAGAGCGGGCCGCATCCATTCGGGCATGGTTCTGTTTTGCTATCCCCGGCAGTAATTGTGCCAGCCGTCATGTTGATGTTGTTTTTTGTCAACACAAAACCACATCCTGCACAGCGCATTATGCCAGGCGCAATGATGGCTGATTGTTGTTCTGCAATGCGCTTCTCTGCGGCTTCCAGCTTCTTGTAGAGAGCATCCCAGCTTGTCGAGTTATCCATAACCAGCTTTGTAACTCGCTCTTCACGTGATTTGTAATGCTCCAGCTCATCCAGCAGCGCCAGCGCGACTTTCGGGTTAAATGCAGCAATAAATTCAGCGTTGGCCTCAGCATTCGGCTGACAATCAAACCCACCCCACTTAATAACGTTTTCACAGCGCTTATCTCGCGGGGTGTGGATAGAAAAAGTTTTAGTATCGATATCAGAAAATAACGTCCAGGGGCCTTTTGTCGCCTTCTCCGCCACTTCACGCAGCGCCTGTTTATCGATTGTCATGCTGCACCGCCTTTGCGAAGCTGGGCGGCGAACTCGTCAGCATCAAAAATCTGGTAGCGCAGGCTCACATGCGCTGCATCAAAAATATTTTCTGAAGTTGTTGGCAATGCGGTGAGTTGCGCCCTGTATTTATCTGCGAACATCTCCACACCCTGCGCACGCACCTCAGCCAGAAAAGCGTCGGTGGCCGGGGTCTCAGTGAAATCGTCCTCCCACGTATCGCCAACGTCCTCGCACTCGCGACGACAATATTCGTTGAATTCGACCTCTGCTTTTTTCAGCCCCGCATTCTCCGCCGCCAGCGCATTACTGCGAGCAAGCTGTACATCCAGTTGCGATGCCAGATCGCTAATCAGTTGCGCCACGCTTCGAACGTCGACGGCGCCGCAAGATGCTTTCAGTTCTGCGGCCTGCTCATGCCCTGACTTCACTAACTCAATGATATTGCTTCCCATTATTACCCTCACTTACCCGTATAAGTTATTGATTAGTTTGATAACTAAAAGGATCGTTATTTGATACCGATCCCGTGCCTGGCGATTAACAGCGCATCAGCTATGGCCTGGCCTTTCGCTTTTGCATCCAGCGCCCTGAGTTCCGGGTAGAGCTGAATTGCTCTGCTACGTGCCGCGTCCTTGTCACTTCCGATAAGCCCGGCCGACTTCTTCCAGGCCTGCGGAGTTACCAGCGTGTACGGAATGTTGAGACCCTGAAGGATCCCCTCCGCTACCCCAGCTGCATGACCGAACGTGAACATGCTCGCAGTTCCCTGCCCTGGCATTGCACCTACCTGCTCGAGATACGCGTGCGTAATTCCGTACTTACGCAGCCATGCAACCACCGCTGCGCCGTTGACTCTGGACTTGGTCCCAACCTTGATGGTCGGCATTGCCAGGTGGTCGATGTATCCTCCCTGCTCAGTTATCAGGACCAGAGATCCGCTGCATCCTGGGTCAATCCCTAATACTGCCGCCATGATTTACCTCTCAGGTAATTTAAAACCATAAATGAGTTAATTTCAATGGCAATGCGCATATTTTATTACCTTTTTGGTAATTCACTGGATGTAAAAAAATGCGCTACTGCGCCGGTATTACTTGATGAGTCCTGCTGCCTTCCTTCGCCTGTATTCCTCCATGAGCCACTGTGCCGGTGTTATCCCTCCCAGGGTAGCTGCGTTAGGCATACACCCGAAACTTCGCCCTGGTGGATGGTAGGCGTTACCTGAGCTTGTCTGTGGTGTGCTCATTGGTTCTGGCTTGGCCTGTATGCTGAGTATTGGATCTGGAATCTGGTGACCGGATGCCACTTTTGCCGACCATTCATCCAGCAGCTTGCGGGCATGCTTCTCAACTTCAGCCTCACTCAGTTGGCGCTGGTACATCGCCCGGCGGGTATCGCACACAATCCAGTACATGACCGGGTGGCGCCACGGGAAACGCTCTGGTCCACCAGGCTGGAGGCTTTTCTCTTTGGCGTAACGGTGAAACTCAACCATCACGTCCTCGATGCTCACACCCAGCACCATCTTGCTGTCTTTGCACCACTTTATGAATTGCCCAGGTGAAGGCCAGAACGGTGATTCACTGGCACGGGCATGTCGCATCCCTGCCGATACCTGCTCACGGGTACGGATGCCACCTTCGGCGAATGCGGCGATCCACTGTTGCTTTGCTGCTGTCTCCTGCGCTGGAGTCTTCAGGTTGGTCTGCTCAGCTGCCGGGAATAGCTGCTTAAGCTGTTTAAACAGGGCATCTACAAGGCGCTCTGCCGTGATGTTCACCACGTTGTCGCTACCTGCATACTGACGATCTGACCCTGTCAGGCGGGCTAATGCATCACTGTCTCGGTTCTTAATGGCGTTAAATACGTTGTTCAAAGGAAATCCTCCCACGCTTCAGGGCTGTTCCAGTGCGGAACGTTGTTATCAGGTAATGTTGATTGCTTCTGTCTGCTAATCTGCAGCCGCCTTGCCAGCTTCTGCTCCCACTGTGACTGATGGTATGCCTTACCCTCAGCCATCCAGTAAATTCTGAACTCTGCAAGTTCCTGTGCCGTTGGCAGACTGTCCAGGTAGATTCCCTGCAATGAGCTTTTCCGAAGAAAGTCATCTGATGGCTGCCATTGTTCATGCATGACAAATTTGCCTAATTGCCCTGGCCCACCAGGAGGAACAAAGTTATTCATCACTGCGTTGTTTGCGCCGGGGTCATGAGGCACAGAATCCCCGGTTTTTGTCCTGCTCTCCCTCTCTTGGTTAAATGACTGGTTATATGACTGGTTCTGGATCCCGTTTTTGGGATCATTCAACATCCCGTTTTTGGGATCATTCAACATCCCGTTTTTGGGTATATTCCCAATATTGGTAACATTACCGTTTTTGGGTATGTTTAAAGAGAAAACCCGAACCCTTCTTGTTGCCCCTTTTCTTTCTCCTGTATCTGAAATTAGCCCCATTCCGATAAGCGAAATCAGTCCAGCCTGAACCGTTTTTTTATTCAGGCTTGTGTCGGTAACGAGACGTTCGATGCTTGGATAGCACAGGTTGTATTCATCGGCTCGATCGGCCATCGAGAGCAGGATGAGTTTCAGTGATGAGCTGCCTGGATTTGTTTTCCATGCCCACTCTGTTGCGTGTCTGCTCATGGTAAATACCTGTCGTCAACTTGAATGTTGCAGGCTGGCTTCGGCCATGAGCTGCTTTATTTCCGCCTGGCGGCGCAGGCTTGTGTTGATGGCACATGTAACACAGTGCCCGTTGTAAACGTAGCGCTCACTGTCATGACCATGCTTACACTGTTTGCCAGTGTAATAACGCTTAAGACCTGCCTTTGCAGCGTCAAGGCGAGTAATAATCTCCATTGCACAACCTCATTAACGTTTACTATTACGATGATTTTGATGCAGGAAGAAAAAAAGATCAACCGTATATGGTTTTTTATTACCAGAAAGGTGTTTTATGCAGGAAGGAGCCGCCAGGAGATGACGGCATTGATGTGTTAAGAGGGATTATCGGTCGTAGAAGAAGAGCACTAATTCAGGTTTAGACTTGGTCCATTCGCGGGAACGACATGCTTTAAACAGTCCGTCCATCAGTCGCTTACCAGGCATCTTGCGGCGCCCGGTCAGGTGCGTCTGGATGTAATGACTGGTGGTTCCGGCTTCATCTGCAAATGCTTCACGCTCATCAGGAGACAGCCCCAGCCAGTGCTTTTTGAAATCAAATTTTTTTTCATCACTCATATTTTGCTTATCTCAGCCTGTCTATTCATATCTGAATTATTACCTTTCTGGTGAAAAAATCAATGATTATTACCATTATGGTAACTTTACCTTTATGGTAATATTCATTTAAATTTAGTCAGTTAGGTAACATTAAATGGACAAATACAATAGCTATGAAAAGTATTTATGACATAAGACGCAAAAACCTTAACGAAATCATTCGCAGGGATTTCGATGATACCCAGTTGCGCTTTGCTGAACGGGTGAAGCGTTCGCAGAACCTGGTCAACCGGTGGTGTACTGGCATCAAAAACATCGGGCCGAATGCCGCACGCATCATTGAAGAAGCAGCGCGCAAAGAAAAGTTCTGGCTTGATGTCGATCACGAACTGGACGCAGTACAGGCTGATATCTTTGTTCCGGCCACCGACGATGGCGAATGGACTGTAGAGAAGCAGGCCGCAGCCACGCTCAATGCCTGGATGAGAAAGAACACGGAAATGACGTCCGAAAAGAAAGTTGCTGTTGCAGCTGGTATTGGCCCGGCCACAGTTAACCGGATTATGAAAGCGGAAGTCAGCACAACTATCGGCGTTCTTTCCTCTCTGGCTCGCGCGTTCGGGCATGAAGCATACGAGATGATTATTCCCGTCGGCGCTCCTGGTGTTATCGACTACGACCACCGGTTGTATGCAGCTCTGCCACAGGAAGAGAAAAACAAGATCACTTCATTCATCAACTTCGTGTTTGAGCAGAAAAAAAGCAAGTAAACCCCCGCCATTCTGACGCTTTACCTGCCCGATGGCGGTAAGCTCGCGCCTCACACAATTACCAAAATGGTAATTTTTTCTCGTCATACCTATTGACACAATCACTTTTTGATCTGATTATTACCCAAAAGGTAATACAAGAGCGCATCGCTCGGCAGAAACCACCACTTCGTGGTTTTCCTGTATCTTCAAGTATTACCAAAATGGTAATGGAGAGGTTTGTATGCAGTGGAAAGTCATCAATGGTTGGTACTGCGTTACAGCTTGCGGGCTGATGAGCTGGAAGTTCCGCACTCTGAGTGAGGGCATGAAATGGGCATTTACCAACAAGGTTGCGCACGAAGTTGCCAACGATAACGGGATATGGGGGTGAGCAAGTGAACATTCAGCAATTCAATAACCTGAACAAAATAGCAACTCAGTTCAGCAATGACTACCAGATGTCATCTGAACTGTATGACCGCCACGTTGAGCTTATCGACGCAGTAGCTGGTTGCGAGATGGAAGAGTCATTCAAACGCGCCATTCTCCGTGCCGGTGTTCGTTATGAAGTTCTGGAAGCGGCATTTGAAAGCGATGATTTCGAAGAGCTTATGTCGTCATTCAAACGTGAATTAACTGGCGTCATCGCCCGTCTTGACCTTGCTGACCAGATCGACAGCAAAAGGAATGCGGCATGAATACCGGTATCTATTTCGACATCAGCAACGAGGAATACCACGCCGGTGACGGCGTGAGTAAGTCACAACTGGATATGGTGGCCAAGAACCCCGCTCTTCTGAAATGGGTGAAGGCTGCTCCGGAAGACGAAGAGAATAAATCCGCACTGGACATGGGTACTGCTCTGCACTGCCTGCTGCTGGAGCCTAAGGAATTCGATAAGCGTTTCATCGTGGCGCCGGAATTTAACCGCCGAACCAATCAAGGCAAAGCGGATGAAGCCGCATTCATGAAAGACGTTGCCGGCATGGGTATGACGGTGATGGATGCCGAGCAGGGCCGGAAACTGAAACTTATGCGCGACAGCGCAATGGCCCACCCGGCGGCGCGCTGGATGCTGGAAGCACCAGGGCACTGTGAAGCATCGATGTACTGGAATGACGATGAGACTGGCGAGTTGTGCCGAATACGCCCTGATAAGTGGCTGAACGAGCACAACGTGATCGTCGACGTGAAAAAGGTTGCAGACATGGATCGCTTTGCGCGTCACATCGAGGAATTCCGCTACCACGTCCAGGACGCCATGTACAGAGAGGGTGCACTGAAAGTAACCGGGAAGCCACACGGATTCTTCTTCCTGGCTGTGAGCGAAACCATCGACTGCGGTCGATACCCGGTCCGCGTATTCGAGCTGGATGCGCCGGATGTTGACGCCGGTCACCAGTTATTCCGCCGGGATCTGAATACCTATCACGAATGCCGCATCAGCGATGAATGGGGCGGCGTGGAAATTATTAAACGCCCTGAATGGGCACGCAAACAGGATATGTACGTATGAGCAACGATATCGCAATCACATCACAGCCTGGCGCTACCGTAGGGACCGCTGCGGCAATCTTCAGCCCGGAAGGCATGAATCAACTAGTGCGCTTCGCTGAGCTGATGGCAGACAGTAAAGCCACCGTTCCTGCTCATCTTGCAGGTAAACCGTCAGACTGCCTGGCAGTAACCATGCAGGCAGCACAATGGGGCATGAACCCGTTCGCAGTTGCACAGAAGACGCACGTTGTAAACGGCACTCTTGGCTATGAAGCGCAACTGGTTAACGCCGTCGTTTCGTCTTCAAACCTGCTTTCAACCCGCCTGAATTACCGCTGGGAAGGCGACTGGTCAAAGGTGAATGGCAAGAGCGACAAATCTCCATCACTGACCGTAACAGTATCGGCAGTGCTGAAAGGCGAAGCAGAGCCGCGTGAACTTACCATCAGCATGGCTCAGGCCGGTGTCCGTAACTCTCCACTGTGGGAGCAGGATCCACGCCAGCAGCTTGCTTACCTGTGCGTTAAGCGCTGGGCGCGCCTGCATGCTCCTGATGTTCTGCTCGGCGTTTACACCCCTGACGAATTGCAGGAGACAACACCGCGTGTTGAGCGAGATATCACGCCAGCAGCGGCAACGGCTCAAGGCATGAACAGCCTGATCAACTCAAAGCCAGAGCAGAAGCAGGAAGATCGTCAGCAGCACAAAGATGATCGCGGCCCTGAAGAGATTCTGCACGCATTTTCCGGCGCGGCAATGAACTACAACACCCAGGCCGACCTGGACAAAGCGTACAAATATGTTGCTCAGAAACTGGCAGGTGATGATGACCTGCTGGCAAAAGCAACCGACGTTTACACCATCCGTTGTGACGAACTGAACAAAGTACCGATGTAACCACCACCGTGGCGCCACAGCGCCACACCTGCAACAAAGAGAGGTATTTATGAAAGGTGCATTAGGCAAGAAGGAACTCCTGGCGGTGGTTCCATTATCCATGAGCACTATCGACAGGCTGGAAAGCGCGGGTGAATTCCCTAAACGCTGGTACATCACAGATAAACGCTGTGCATGGACACAGGAAGAAGTTGAGCACTGGCTGGAAGAAAGAAAAGCGGCAAGCCCTGAAAAATTCCAAGGAAAAAAGCCGCCGGTTGATCAGCGCGTTTACCGCCCAGTAAGTAACGCCGCATGACAGCGCTGATCAGGCACTGGGGAAAATGGTCAGGATGGTACTTATTCCTGACCGCCGTTTCCGCCTGGCTGTATCTGCTGGCGGTAATTTTCAGAGAAGGCTGGATCCGATGAGCAAATTAACCCGTCTTGAAAAGTATCACCTGAACTATGTGTCTCAGCGTCAGGTGTCAAAGGTAGTCGCCGTAACTCCGGCAGCGATGGAGGTAGAAAAGCGCGCTATTGAACGTGAATCGAAAGGACAGTACCGCATTGCAGCCAGACTCTGGTTGCTGTGCATGGATGCAGCAGTCGGTGAAGTTGAACGCGCCAGAATAGCAATACGCCGTGATCGGTGTATATCGAAAGGTAACGGCCTTCGCCGCGGAGAATACGCAGGGATCGGATGTCGCGGGGTGGTGTATGACTAACCCTCACGACAACATCCGCGTCGGTAGCATCACGATGGTTTATTCATCTCTTCATTGCGGATGGATTGTGCCAGGCAGAAAGGTTATCAAAAACCCATTAAAGGCTCAGCGCATTGCTGAGCTGATGAATAATAAGAAGGTGGCAGCATGAAAGAACGCGGGATGATTTTTAACCGTGAGATGGTTCGCTCCATTATCGATGGGCGGAAGACGCAGACGCGGCGGATTATGGCGATTCAGACAGAGCATTCAGAGCTGGGATTGCGTCGGGTGATTGACTCCAAAAATGGTAGAGATAACGGAAAATATTTTTGGTCGCAGTCCGGTGCGTGCGGCCTAAAGATGCGTTCAAAAATGTTCGGTTGTCCTTATGGAGAAGTTGGCGATCGCATCTGGGTGCGAGAGACGTGGTCTGATGTGAACCTTGATGGGGCCCCTGCTGTTGCATATCGCGCAGATGATGAAGTTTATGATCTGATGGAAGATGAATCACTCTTGGATGAAGGCGGATCTTTCAACTATCAGGACCCGCGAGTATGTAAATATCAATTTGCTGCATGGCATTCCGACTTAATTAGTGGAATTGAGGGTAACTGGCGTCCATCAATCCACATGCCGCGCTGGGCCAGCCGTATCACGCTGGATATTACCGACGTGCGGGTTGAGCGATTGAATGGCATCAGTGAAACGGATGCGGAGGCAGAGGGCATCGACATGGAGGCACTTTTTGACTCACAGGACTGTTACGACTGCATTGCAGATCACAATATGACCGGTAGACCAACGGCAAAAGGTGCATTTAAGTACCTGTGGGAATCCATCTACGGCGAGGAGGGCTGGAAATCCAACCCCTGGGTTTGGGTTATCGAGTTCAAGCGCGTTGAAGGCGGTGCGGCATGAGCGGAAAATACACCCTGATCTATGCGGATCCGCCATGGGCATACCGCGACAAGGCCGCTGACGGTGACCGCGGCGCCGGTTTCAAGTATCCAGTGATGAATGTTCTGGATATCTGCCGGCTGCCTGTGTGGGAACTGGCTGCCGACGATTGCCTTCTGGCTATGTGGTGGGTACCGACGCAGCCGGTTGAAGCGCTGAAGGTAGTCGAGGCGTGGGGCTTCCGCCTGATGACCATGAAAGGATTCACTTGGCATAAGACGAACAAGCACAAAGGCAACAGCGCGATCGGCATGGTCCACATGACCAGGGCGAACAGCGAAGACTGCCTGTTTGCGGTGCGCGGCAAACTGCCGACGCGCATGGATGCCTCAATCTGCCAGCACGTCACCGCACCTCGCATGGAGAACTCGCGCAAGCCTGACATCATCCGCGAAAAACTGGTGCAGTTGCTTGGCGATGTGCCGCGCATTGAGTTATTCGCCCGTCAGTCGTCGCATGGCTTCGATGTTTGGGGGAATCAGTGTGATGGTGCGGCGGTTGAACTGCTGCCAGGCTGTGCGATTGAGATTTCCTAATGCAGACAGAATAATTCTGCTTACCCAATCCTACGCCTCATCATCCGCATGAATTGGCGATCAGGGTTGACGGGCAGATGCGACGGGACTTAGGATTGTCAAAACTTTTCGTTTGGCATACCTATGGAACCAAGAAAGTCATTTATACCCGAACCACTTTTCCTCATCTTCGTTGTGTTATCATGCATTTCGTTGATAAGTATCATGATGGGATGGCTGAAACCCAACCCGATAATACTCATAGGCGACATTATCGTTATTGGTGCGTTCTTATGGGAACAGACCATGAAAAGATTCAAATCCTGATTTCACCAATCCTCATAAATCAAAATAAGCCCGTAAGGGCTTTTTTGTCAGCAATTTCGTCTTTCAGCAAGTCTATCCCATTCGAATTGTGAATCTTTTAAGCCAGAAATAGTCTTCACATTATCTTTTCTTTTCATACATCCCGCTGGCGGCTTTATTTTTGCTGCTGCCACACCTCAAACTTCGACGGGGAGAACGGCACCAGATCGGTGTGTTCCCCGTTAATCCAGGCATCAACCATATCCGCCCACTGCTGCAACATGTAGGCGCGCTGCCTGGCATACTCCGCTTTGTTATACACCGCACGCACTCCCTTCTGTTCATGCGCCAGCGCCTTTTCAATCCAGTCTGATGGATAACCAGCTTCATGCAGCAGAGTGCTGGCTGTTCGGCGAAGGTCATGCACGGTGAAGCCATGTATCTTCTCGTCGTCTTTGTTTATGGCCTCCACCGTCCTGTCTATCAGCGAGTTCAGCGCGGCGTTCGATAATGGCTTGCGGAAGTTGTAGCGCCCAGGAACCAGGTATTCACTGCCGCCTGCACACATCTGCAACCCCACCAGCAAATCCTGAGCCTGCTTCGGAAGATAAATCACATGCGCGCGCCCAGCTTTCATCCGGTCAACAGGGATCGTCCATGTCCACTTCGTGAAATCGATCTCTGACCACGTTGCGGAAATAAACTCATTTTTGCGAACCATCGTCAGCAGCACCAGCTTTATCGCCATCTTCATGGTTCCCATTGCTCCGACATCGTCCAGTGCGCGAAAGAAAATACCGACCTCTTCCGGCGACAGCGTGCGCTCACGCGGCTTAAACATGGCTATTGATGAAGGCTTAATGTCAGCAGCCGGATTAAACAGGCCGTGACCTCGGTCATTGGCATAACGGTATACGCTGCTGATTATCTCTCTGGCCTGCACTGCTGTAGCCCGGCCACCACGTTCAACAATGCGATCGCACAGGTCACGAACCATGCCGGTGGTTATCTCAGCCATCATCTTGTTACCCAGAACCGGCATGATATCGCGTTCGATAACGGCCTGTTTCATTGCCCGGGTACTGTCAGCCAGAATGACGTGCTTCATATAGCTGTCGGTATGTACCGCGAATGTCTCAGCCCCGCGTATCTTTTTGATACCGTCACGTTTAGCCGCAGCAGGCGACTGGCCTGCCTTCAGCAGCTTCTTTGCAGCAATGAGTTCTTCGCGAGCTTCTGCAAGGCTGATACCGTCACGACCATACTGACCAATGACAAGCGTTTCCCGTCGTCCGTTAATGCGGTAGTCGTACCGGAACGAGACAGAGCCGGAAGTAAGCACAGCGACATACAGCCCATCACGATCAGAAACCTTATACAGTTTGTCCTGCGGTTTGAGGTTTTTTAATTTGGTATCAGTAAGCAC